TGCTTCTAGTGGAACGTTTTTTTATCATGAAAGCCAGCGCTATTACTTGTCCGGATGGACGCAGATGCATGAAGAAGTAATAAAGCATGGCCTGACTATGTACAGAAGAGTTTTCCTTAATTTAGCAGTTAATCTGCAAAGAACATCTCGAGACTTCAGCGATATACCTTGCTCTATATTGTTTAACATTATCTTAGCATTCCACAATAAAAGGCGTACTGAAGGTGCCCTTCATAATATGAGATATATGATAGTAAATCCTTTAGGAGAATATGCTGAATTGAGCGGCATAATAAAGTCTTTCGCTTATCCTGATTACACATCTTTTGATTTCTGGGTCAAACGCAGTATTTTGAACAATTTTGAAGAATTCGCTTCTAAGATAAAACAGATGAAGGATTCAAAATCCAAATTAACAGAAACTCTAAGTAGAATAAAGCTCTCACATTTAGTGACTAAGGATGCAGTTGAGACAGAACAAGATTTAGTGAATATGATTTATTGCACTTATCTAATGACTAAAGCACCTATCTCAAAAGCGAATGAGCAAGCTACTAATTTACTTTCTATTTTAGAGGATGTTTCAGAATTCAAAGAGAAACACGGGTTTGATACTGATATAAGTACAAAAAGTATGCAATTTGATTTAAGGAGCTGTGACCCATCTGTTTATGACGATGACTTTAAGTATGATCCGAGATTTTGTCAGTATTTGGGTGTTTACATGGGATCATACCTTAAAAGCAAGATAGGAGTTCATAAAATAAATGAGATGTGGATGAAGTCTTTACAGAAACCGATAACAGAGTTAGCAAACTCTCGTGGATTAAGAGGGACGAATAAAAATGATTTCTTTAATAAAAAAGGACACGAAATAGTATATCAGGCTATACAGGAAGCTTTTGGAGAGTGTAAGGCTTTAGCTGATACTATAAATGATGCTATAAATAAATATGAAAGAAATGTGGCTTCTGACCAGATAGATGAGAAGGACATGTGTTTAAGTGAATACATATGTAAAACTATACCTTTAGAATTCGACGCTATGATATTCCACGTAGTTGAAAAAGTGCAAAGAGCGCTTGGTAGAGAAGTGTTTGTGATGAATCTGTATACAAAGGCCACTCAAAATCCGATTGAATCTTTTGTAGGTGATCTTTGCAGATATGTCGAAAACGAAATGATTTCTGTTGAATCATCTAAAAGGCCTAGTGTCATACACCATGACTATTATGAAGCAGCACACAAGCGCGATTGGGTGAAATCAATTTTGCTCTATACATTGGATTGTAGGCGTTGGGGACCTCATGCTGTCTTTCAAAAATATATACATTTCATTTATGCTATGAGCCCAGTCTTACCCAAAAGTTTCATAATGCATTTCATGTCTATGTCTAGCAAAATGTTCAAAAAAAAGTTTGTTACAAGACAATATGTAATTAATGTTTTGAAGAACAACCAGAATTACAAACCACATCAAGAATTTGTAAAAGAGAGCTTATTAGCAGACGACGCATTAGAGATTGCTGTTGAGTTTTCTTTTGTTATGGGTATTTTCAATTATTTGTCTTCAATAATGCATGCTGCGAATCAAATGGTAGCTGCTGAGATGATACTAAAATATCATCTACAAAGAGGGGAGGGATTAGTTCTAATGTCAATGAAAGCACACTCGGATGATAGTTGCGGAGAGAGTGCTCATGAATTCGAATACACAACAAGATCTACTGTAGCCCTGTATCATTGGTTGTTAAAAGCTTCAAACCATATGCTCTCTATAAAGAAAACTGTCGTTACCAGAGGGGTATACATGGAATTTTTATCTATACTTTACTTGATGGGTCAAAATTTACCTGTTATAAGCAAATTTATAGGTGACTTACCCTTTACTCCAAGTGATAAGGGATACGGGGCTGATATAAAGACAGCTATAAGCAGGTCTACTGAAATATGTACTAACGGAGGCACATTTTCTGAAGGGTATTTAACACTGAAGTTGATGGCCAAACACATACAACGATTGTACAATATAGATGAGCCTTCAAAAAAGATACCGAGCGATTACATGGGTGATTTAGACATGCATCCTTTAGAATTTCTCTTATCATCAGATGACCCTGAAATATTACAACATCTTTATTATAACAGAGCTAATTTGAATCGAGTATTATCAGTCGTCAAGACGTTTTTCCCTGATTTGAGGGGCTACGTTCCTAAATTAGAGTGGGACAT